GCTAACGTGAAGTTTGAGCTTCAAACTACTGCGACGCATGACACAGACTTGAAAGTGTCAAAGCCGTCGCTTATCAAGCCGGTTATGCCGGCTGACCTCGGGGAGCTGTTCAAGCTACTTCGTCAGAATTAAGAGGGCCTTATGCGCGATGCGCTTCTCGCCCTCTTTCCCTCCCTTCTTAGCATAGCCTACATCGTAGGCTCGGCTCTGAAGAACTTAATCTCAAAAAAGGCAAAACAAAATGGTTGACATGACAAACCTTCTCTCCCGTCCCGCCGCTGGCGTTGAGCCGCCGAAGCAGCTGCCCGTCGGGCAGTACCTGTTCCGAGTCACTTCCGTGAACACGAAGGATCAGCAGGGCAACCCCCTCACCACTCAGAACGGCAACGCCAAAGTTGAGTTCATGGTGCAGGCGGAAGCCCCGATTGAGGTCGATCCGTCGTCCCTCGAAGGCGTGAACTTCCCGGCGAAATCGCGCCTTGTCTTCGTCGTGACGGAAAACTCCCTTTACCGGCTGGTGGCCTTCTTGGGCGACCATTTGAAGCTGCCGAAGGAAGAACATGCCGTGTCACAGATGATCGACATGGCTCCGGGCAACATCTTCCGGGGGACTATCGTGCATGTGCCGAGCACGCAGCCCGGCAACAACTCCATGTACGCGAATATCTCTGAAACCTTCCCGGCCTGACACAAGAGAGAGGGGGCTTAGGCCCCCTCTTTTTCTCTCGGAGGTAGCCATGAAACTTGCTGACCTATACACCGCCGCCTGTGAAGAAGCTGCGGAAGCCTTGGAAGTGGACGAGCTGATCGTCTTCGACGTGACGAAGGAGGTGCTGGTAAATCTTCAGCGAACCCTTCCAGATAACCTATTTGAAATCCGGAGTTCGGTTGAAGAACTGATCGAGGCCGCGGACGATGAGTAGCTTTAACATTTCAGTCCTTTCGATTAAGATCGACGACGATCGCCAGCGGAAAGACCTTGGCGACATCACTCCCCTCGCACAAAGCCTATCTGCCATCGGACAGATTACTCCGATCGTTGTGGAACGCGATGGCGACTCCTTCCGTCTTATCGCCGGCGAACGCCGCCTCACCGCAGCTAAGAAGCTTGGCTGGTCTGAGATTGAAGCTATCACACGCGATGACCTCTCTGATCGTGAGCGCGTTCTTATCGAACTGGAAGAAAATGTTCGGCGGAAGCAGCTTACTTGGCAGGAAGAAGTCAAGGCCGTCCAGACCTTCGTGACGCTTTCCAAAGAGCCGCAGGCGCTGGCCGCAAAATCCCTCGTCATGAGCGCGCAGACGCTCTCCCACATGATTACCCTTGCGGAGAATCTTGAACGCTTTCCAGAGTTAAAAGAGTGCCCGACTTGGACCTCCGCGTACTCACAAGTCACGATTAAGCTTCAGCGGCTGACCGACGCAGCACTCGAAGACATCTTTGAGGACATTGTATCGGGGCCGGAAGAAGTCGAGCCGAAAGAAGTCTTCCTTCCTGAAGGCGCCCCTGCGCAGCCGAGTATTAAGACTTCCCAGCTCTACGCTGACCCCGCACCCACCCCGCCTAAAGAAGCACCTGCCTTCCAAGCTTTAGAGGGCGACTTCGCCTTATGGGCGAAAGAGTACTCCGGCCGCCGTTTCAACCTTATCCATTGCGACTTCCCTTACGGCCTGAATATGGACAGCGCGAACCTTCAAAACTCTTCCGCCCGCTGGGACGTAACCGATGGACGATACGACGATTCCCCTGAGCTTTTCGATCGTCTTACACGAGCATTCTTCGACAATCAAGATAACTTTATCTCAGATACCGCGCACTGCGTATTCTGGCTTGCTGCTAAAAACTATGGCAGAATTGCAAGCCGCTTTACCCACTACGGCTGGACTGTCTGTGACGTGCCACTTATCTGGCATAAATCAGACAACGCTGGAATTGCACCTGACGTGCGCAGGTGGCCTCGACGAACATTCGAAATTGCAATTTTTGCTTCACGAGGCGATCGAAAAATTCTTAAAGTTAAAGCTGCATCTATCGCTGCTCCCACAACCAAAGACCACCACCTCTCCGAAAAACCCATCCCTGTCGTAACTCACTTCATGGAAATGCTCGTAGACGGGACTACTGAAATCTTCGATCCAACAGCAGGCTCTGGCACGGCGCTTCGCGCGGCCAAGTCCCTGGGAGCGAAGCGGGGACTTGGCCTTGACGTGCTGCCTGAACATGTGAATTATATGAATGGAGCGTGGAATGGATAAGGTGCTCAGGATTGAAGTGCTGGAAGAAGCGGCCCGTCTTACTTCAGAAGATAGAGCAAAGACGTACGGCCCGCCAACGGTAAACATGGAGTGCTATGCCGCGTTCCTCGAATTGTACCGTTCATTTTCCGGGCAACGCATAGGCCAACCCACGTCTCCCGCACATGACGCCGCGATGGCTATGGTGCTTGCCAAAATCGCTAGAATCGCGGTTGGAGTAAGAGGCCACCGCGATAACTACACCGACGCAGCAGCTTATCTCGCCATTGCTTATGAGGCAGACCAATGGGCACTCTGAAGCAAGCGATCCTTCGCGCAGGGCAATACGCGGACAAAGTTGTCCTTGTTCCTGCAATATATTACTTGAAGCAGCAGCACAAGAAAGAAATGGCTGAACGTCGCGCACGGCAGCTTGCCCGCGTCCCTACCCCTAAAATCGTCCGGACTTCACGGGCGAGCCTGCTTCTCAAGAAGTGAAACTACTCGCTCCAGCCGGCGCTAAGATCCTTCTCATCGGTGAGATTCCGACCGAGGAGGATCTTCGCGTTGGGGCTCCTTTTACCGGCCACGCGGGACGGGAGCTGGACACGATGCTTGCAGACGCGGAACTTTCCCGCGCCAATGTCGCGCTTACCTATCTTTTCAAAGAGCGCCCTCCGGGAGGAGACATCAATGCCTGGGCAGTTCCACGGACGAAGCTTAGTCTCGATCTATCGCTCCCTTGGGCAGGAATCCCTTGCAAAAAGGGAGTTGTTGACCCAGCCCGAACCCAGCCTGCTTTGGCCCGACTTTTCGAAGAAATCGCTCAAGTCAACCCCAACGTCATCGTCACCTGCGGCAATTCGGTCGTGGCTGCTTTATGCGGGGTCTCCGGCATTACAAAGCTCCGTGGCGCGTTACACTTCCACGGGCAGAGGAAGGTCATCCCGACTTATTCGCCTGCTGCGGTTCTTCGGCAGTATGAGTGGCGGCCTCAGGTTGTAGCTGACCTCATCAAAGCGAAGATTGAAAGCGCCTATCCTGAAGCCCGCCTTATCAACCGGCTGATCTACATCGAACCCACCATCCGAGATTTAGAAGATTGGACTGAGCGCCTCTGCAACGAAGACTTTATCTCCTTCGATATCGAGACTTCCGCGAAGCAGATCACCTGCATAGGCTTCGCCCCGAACCTGAAAGAGTGCTTCGTCATCCCTTTCTGGGACGTGAAGACCGGGAACTATTGGGGGCGGGAAGAAGATGAAGTCCTCGCATACAAAGCTATGCGGAGCATCTGCGCCTCACGCAGCGTGAAGATCGCACAAAACGGACTCTACGACGTATCTTACCTCTCCAAATACAACGTCAAAGTCACGAACTTCACTGAAGACACTATGATCCAGAGCCATTCCCTATACCCAGCTATGCCTAAGGGCCTGGACTTCCTAGGCAGCATATACGCTAACGAACGGGCATGGAAACGCTGGCGCGTTCGTGGCGGAGACACCAACGAACATAAGCGAGAGGAATAGCTATGGACTTGAAACGTCGCAGTCTTTTAGGTGTAATTTGGAAGACTTCATCGGAAAGAAACTCGTATGCTGACTGTAATTGAAAGTCCTTGGGCTGGCCTCGGCGCTGGGGAAAAGGCGAAGAAATATCTCCGGAACTGCATCCGCGATGCGCTCGCGCGGAATGAGATACCTTGGGCCTCACACGCAATGTTGGCTTGGACTGAAGCCCTTTACGAGACCGATGTAGAACAACGAGCGGAAGGGATTGAAGTCAATAAGCTGATGATTATGCGCGCGGACTGCATCGCGTTCTACGTCGATCATGGGATGAGCAAGGGGATGCACCAAGCCTGGATCTGGGCGCGGATGCACGGAAAGTCTGTTGAGAAGCGGACGCTTTACACATGAGGATTCTCGAATCCGCAACCCTAGACGTTCCATCGCTTTCCTATTCCCAGCAGTATTGGGCATACAACGGCCTTGACTGCATGATTACAA